TAGATGTCGGAATTAGTTACTTATAAGTTTTATTCTGCGATACTCGTATATATTTTATTATTTTTAATACTAAGTGAATTATTGTGTTTTTCTAAATTAAGAATAATCTCCTCGCCCATAGTATCAATAATATGAAATTCTATAGTATCATCGCGTTTAAACCAATATTTAGTATACGCACACCAGCACATAAATAATACATATAAGGATGGCACAACATTATTCACAGTTCTAAGTCTAAACTTTTGAATAAATTCGTCTATATCATAGTCTACATGTTTTTTTGAATTAATGACGCGAATCTTAGAAGATAGCCAGCTAAGTTTAGAAGATGATAGTTTTAAATTATCATAATCAGTTATATTTGTACTATTATTTACTCCAAATATTAGTGAACTATCATAATTATCATAAATCCAATTAACATTTACCGCATTATTAAGATTATTTAATGAAAGCGGAATAGTATGGCCTGGAATAAATAACCAGATATCGTGATAGCCTTTATAGTAATTATTTAAGTATAAATATAGGTTTTTAACTTTTTCAGTAGTTGTAGTATATAATTCAGTCATGTAGTTATATAAAGTCATTGATTTTACAATAAAAAATGTTTTCCAACTCATCTTATTTATAACTATATTGATATTTTATAAATATTATTTAAGCCGAAGTAGTCTATAAAAATAAATATTTTAGATTATGTAATTACTTAGTTTTGTAGAATGCGATTGTCTGTGTCTTTTCTTTCCAATATCCTACAGGATTTTCAGAGGGTTCGTCATCTTTACTAATGGAGTAAATGAAGTTTTCGGCATCCTTGTAGTACCGAGTTCCCTTGTATTCAATCTCTTCAATTTCCATACCCTCTTCTTCTTCCTCTTCTTCCTCTGCTTCCTCTGCTTCCTCTACTTTCTCTTCTTCCTCTGCTTCCTCTGCTTCCTCTACTTTCTCTTCTTCCTCTTCTTCTTCTACCTCCTCTTCTTTCTCTTCTTCCTCTTCTTCTTCTACCTCCTCTTCTTTCTCTTCTTCCTCTTCTTCTTTTACCTCCTCTTCTTCCTCTTCTTCTTCTACTTCTTTTACCTCCTCTTCTTCCTCTTCTTCTTCTACTTCCTCTTCCTCTTCCTCTTCCTCTTCCTCTTCTTCCTCTTCCTCTTCTACCTCTATCTCTTCCTCCTCTTCAGCCTCTTCTTTCTCCTCAGCCACTACACGACTTTTAGCCCATTTCTCTGAGATAACTGGAATAACACCACTCGGTGTGAGTAAGCCAACACCAAACTCATCTACAACTATAGCTGAATCATTATCAGATTCAATATCAGGCGGATTACTGTTAGTTTCAGGAATATCAGGTGCGATGCTTGGAATGCCCGATGATGAATCAGTCTCATTATCACATACAATCTCATTTCTTAGTGGCTCACAACTATCATCTAGCCATGGATCTCTGATACTCTTTTGACGTTTACTCTTCTCATCAATAAATACTTCTCGGTCAGGACGACGAAATCCTTCAAGATTATCAATGCGTTCAAGAATATTATCTAAAGTATTTCGCTGATTACCAATTTCTTCAGATAGTTTATCTACCATGCGATGTATATTAGAAAGCCCATGGCCATCAAATGAATGTATAGAACTCAAATCTGGACCCGAATCATCTGAAAGATGATTTAGCCAGTGTTCTAAATGGCTAAGTTCTTTCTGAATATTGGTAATAGATGTTTGAATAAGAACAGAACGAATAGATGACATAGTAGCACTCATTATCCCATACTTTTATATGCGATAATCAGCGTCAAATTTTCCTAAAATAATCTATGCTTTAATTTTAAGATTAATACACGCATCAAGAGTAGATTCCCAGGCTTTAAGGGGCTTAGTTCTGCGAAGACGCAATACTTCCTCAGCCTTTTGTAGGCGTTCTTTAATAGTTTCACTAGCACCTTTTGTTAGACTAGAATCATAGAAATCTATTGGTTTTGTATCCATTGTAGCAAGAATACTAACCATAGGCGGCAGATGAATATCAATGCGTACTTTATGAGACCGAATTAGATTCCTATAGTCAGTTATACTAAGACTGCCTCCAAATAGTTTAAGAGTATTACGCGCAGGTGCGGGTTGAATTTTACCCTGGCATGCTTCACCATAAACACGATAAAGAAGTGCGAGTTGTTCCCATCGTGTATGTGAATCTTGTCGCATATCAAACAAATAGGCGCATGTACATTCAGGGGAGCAGAAATTACCAGTTACTTGTAAATGCTCACCTGTATCACGCATTGGTAACACTACAGGGCGGTTAGTAAATGTATGACAGCACCAAAAGCAGGCAACATCTGATGTTAGAGGAATAGTCTTTACCTCAGAAGTATCTTTAAATTGAATAAGTAGTGTAGATTTAAGATTATAGTAATCAATCTCTGTCGCAGTGGTAGTAATAGCAGGAACAGAAGGAATAATAGGAGTACTAACAGGCTGTTCTATTTGTTTAATTTCTTCTAATACATTACCTGGCGTAATAACTTGGTTATCAAAATGCTCTACACCCTCGTAAAATGGATCATCTGCGTTAATATCGTATGGCTCCGCATCATTTGGGGGGGATGGATCATATGCGATTGGCATGTCATTCATAGGAACATCTTTACTTTGAATTCGCAAATGTACAATTAGTGGCCGTCTTTGTTCAGGAAGTAAATTTCCTTCAATGCCATCAGGTCCAACAATCGCAATAACAGGAAATTGCTTTTTCTTACTAGGTTTCTTAGTAGCTTTTTCTAAAACACTTTTATTTTCAGTTGGTTCAATCACAGTATTAGTTATTGCAGCTGTAGCAGTTGTAGTCGTAATACGTTTTCCACGTCCTCTTCCACTCATAGTTATATGCTGATAGAAAGACGATCTGATTTATTTAGGTTGTTTCTACTTTTGAGTACTTAAAGAAAATGGACTAAATGCAGCGAAGGGATTTAAGCCCAATTTACACATTTAAAGTAATATGTCAGTGGACACTTCTTTCTGGTGTGAACGCGTCAGAAAATGTTTTTCAATGTTCTTAAAAGATCCACAGACTTTACAGCATCTATTACTATTTGGTCCTCCAGGATCTGGTAAAACAACTAGTGCCGCATTTTTAGTAGAAAAAATATGGGGTAATAGGAAATCTCTTATGTGTATTTCTATGAATGCGGCGGATGAACGCAGTTTAGAATCAATTCGTCAAAAAGTATTTCCATTTCTACGGGTTGATTGGCGCACAGAAAATGAAATAGCTCCTCGTTTTCTCATTCTTGATGAATGTGAAACTCTTACAGAGGCCGCACAACTTTCACTTCAAACTATTCTTAATTGTAATCCGAAAGATATATGCGTAATTCTTATTTGTAATTCTCAAAGTAGAATACATCCTAAACTTCGTCAACGCCTTCTTAAAATAAGGTATGATCCGCCAAATAGGAATAATCAAACAGAGGATATTTTTATGGCAATTACAAGGGGAGATTTAAGACAGACCATGCGTAAAACAGATATAGAACAGCGTATATGGAAATATATTCATTGTCATCCTTTACAAGTACATAGTCTAATTAATGATAGTAATGTAGATTTTCACTCAATTACAACCGAAATTCTTCTACTTGCCGATATTTTTTCAATTATGGATAATGAACTTATTAATAAAATAAATATAATTTATCCACTAATTAATGATAGTACATTTTTACATAATGAAACCGAGGAGCAATTAATAAGTCTTATTAGACTATTTAAACAAAAATTTGAAACAAGATTTAGCGGTATATAAAGATAGGTTAGAATGGCAACTTATACTAAAACAGATTTACGCATTTCCACAATGGTTATTACAGCACACTGGGGCACAGCAATTGATCTGAGTACTTTATTTAATTCCATAAAAAGTATAATTATACCAGTTTGGTATCCAGATATTGGAATTCTTAAGTTTGAGCATAAAAATATGGTTCTTGGCGCAGGTCACAAAGATATATTTACTAATCGTAAAATTACTTCAAAATCTTTCTTTAATCAATCAACACTTGTTCTAAGAAGAAGATTGCCAGAGGTAAAAGAGGATCTAGAAGAATTCAAGGAAGTAAATGTAAAGTTATTCGCAAATGGAGGTATTCAGATGACAGGAATTACTTCAGAAAGTTTTGCCCGTGACTCAATTGAGTGGCTTCTTAAGGTAATTAAAGCACTTCCAGTTAAAATATTTACTACTCCAGCTGACGCAGTAATTAATAGATTCTCCGTTCAACTAATTAATACTGATTATGCTCTTAATAAGTTTATTAATCAAGATGCACTTCATAAAATCTTAATTAATGAATACAATTTGTTCTCAATGCTTGAAAAGACTATTTATCAAGGAGTTAATACTAAATTCTTCTATAATATGTTAAATCCCACAGTTGGTATTTGTCAATGTAAAAGTATTTGTAAGGGGCAGGGTACAGGAGATGGAGATGGTGAGTGTAAGAGAATTACAATGAGCATTTTCAGAACTGGACGGATTATTATTACGGGTGCCCGAGAAATTAAACAAATTGAGGCGGCTTATAGTTTCTTAAATAAAGTATTTGATAAACATGAAAAAACGGTTCTTTATGAACCTAATACGGTATGATCACTAAAATTGCGTTAAAAACTACGGAACAGATTATTTTTAATTGACAGACCTACACCATGTCCACCCCGGCCCCATCTACATCTAATGCACAACCGGCACAGCCGGCACAAGCCGCAACTACTGCTACTACAGAAGTTCTCCCCGCTCCAGCCACGTTACTTCAGGCGGCAAAGCTTGCTATTGAACAAGACAGGGCAATTATGTTAGACTACTACCGCCAAACTGCCAATGCGACTGCTTTCCTTGGCGAAGATCCTGAAACGAAGGAACGTATTCTTGTTAAATCCAAAGATGAATTTACGTCGTTGATCAAGAAGCTCTACAAAGTGGGCGAGGATTTCATTATTCTAACGGAGAATTCGCTATATGTTGTTTCTGGTAAGATTCAGAAGCGTAAAGTGAATCTTGCCAGTCTTCAAGAGGCTAGCGATTAAAGCCTTACTATTTATATAATCTATCAAGTTTGTAAGCTAGCAACCATCCGATTCCTGTAAAAATAGTATCAGTTGTATTATTTAGTAAATTATCTGGATATGGTTTTCCTCCAGGCCACCAAGGTTGAAAGTATGTATTTATTAAATTCATACCAAAACGTGTATTTTCAATAATTTCAAATAATATATGTATTAAAAGTGTCATAAATAGCGATATTGACCAAAAATATGCTACGACTCCAACTGCTAAATGAAGCAATGAATACTGATCAATTGCTTTATGACCCATTCTCAATACTAATTAGGAATGACAAATATAATCTCAATAAAAGAGATTACATTATTAACTATATTTTTTACAACACTGGCAATTTATTATGATATTCACGGCGAACATCGTGTTTTATCATATATTTTAAATCATATTATAGCGCTACTGCTAGCACTTATACTCTCTAAATCAATATACCATTTTATACCTAATCGTAAATAGAAAAATTGATTATTTATATCATCTATGAGAACGATGTGAATAAACAAGTTCTAACAAGTTCTAACAAGTTCTAACAAGTTCTAACAAGTTCTAACAAGTTCTAACA